CTGTAGGACCACGTGGACCTGTTCGGCCTGGAGGACCTGTTGCACCAGTCATACACTGAGTTTTATACACATTCCTGATTTTTCATTCCTCCGAGTTCCGGATTTTCCCAAAATGTCTTTCCCCGACAAATTTATTTCTTTAGCAAGATTATATAAAAAATGGGTGGTGCTCTTATGCAACTTGTCGCTTACGGTGCTCAGGACGTTTTCCTGACGGGAACTCCTGAGATAACCTACTGGAAGGTGTCTTACCGACGCTATACCAACTTCGCCATGGAGTCCATTGAGCAAACCTTCAATGGACAGGCCGACTTTGGTCGTCGTGTTACCTGCACCATCAGCCGCAACGGTGATTTGGTCTACAAGACCTACCTGCAGCTGACTCTTCCGGAAATCAACCAGAACATGAAGAACGCCTCGGGTGTTGCTCAGGACGGTGTCTATGCCCGTTGGTTGGACTTTGTCGGTGAGCAGATCCTTGCCCAGGTCGAGATCGAGATCGGTGGTCAGCGCATCGACCGCCAATACGGTGATTGGATGCACATCTGGAACCAACTGACCATGACCTCCGAGCAGCTTCGCGGCTACTGGAAGATCATCGGCAACACCACTGCCCTGACCTACATAACTGACCCCAACTTTGCTCAAATAACTGGCCCATGCGCTTCCACCTCGGGACCTGCTCAGGTGTGTGCTCCTCGCCAGGCTCTTCCGGAAACTACCCTGTACATCCCCCTCCTTTTCTGGTTCTGCCGCAACCCGGGTCTGGCTCTTCCGCTCATCGCCCTACAGTACCACGAGGTCAAGATCAACATCGATTTCCGCCCGATTGGTGAGGTGTTGTGGGCTGTCGGAACCCTGAACCCGAACCAGACCTCCACTCTTTCGGTCACCTCGGCTTACCAGCAGTCCCTGGTTGCCGCTTCGCTCTACATCGACTACATCTTCTTGGACACCGATGAGCGCCGCAAGATGGCCCAGAACCCCCACGAGTACTTGATCGAGCAGGTGCAGTTCACCGGTGATGAGTCTGTCGGCTCGTCCAGCAACAAGATCAAGCTGAACTTCAACCACCCCTGTAAGGAGCTCATCTGGGTGGTGCAGCCGGATGCCAACGTGGACTACTGCTCGTCCCTGACTGGCAACACTGTCCTGTTCCGCACTCTGGGTGCCCAGCCGTTCAACTACACCGATGCCATCGATGCTCTCCCCAACGCCATCCACGCGTTCGGTGGACCCCTGGAGACCTCGGGATCCACTGCTTACATCAACACCTCGGGTCTGTTCCAGATGCCAGGTGCCATCGATGGAACTTCCGGTATTGCTGGAACCAGTGCCGAGTGGCTTGCTGCTTCCCCCTATGGTCCCTTCCAACCCGAGGGAACTGGTTCACAAGCCCAGGTCGGCGGTTCCCTTCTGTCCGATGCCGGAACCTTTGTGCTGTCCGAGACTGCCCTCGATATGCACTGCTGGGGCGAGAACCCCGTGGTTACTGCCAAGCTGCAGCTCAACGGCCAGGACCGCTTCACTGAACGTGAAGGTTCCTACTTCGACGTGGTGCAACCCTACCAGCACCACACCCGCAACCCGGACACTGGTATCAACGTGTACTCGTTCGCCCTTCGCCCGGAAGAGTGGCAGCCGTCTGGAACCTGCAACTTCTCTCGTATTGACAATGCGACCCTGCAGCTTGTCCTCTCTGCCGCAACTGTGCAGGGTGTAGCCACTGCCAAGGTCCGTGTCTATGCGGTTAACTATAATGTGCTCCGTGTCATGTCTGGAATGGCCGGTGTTGCGTGGGAGATATGTTGTGTGGTATCGCATCTTGTTATGCTAGCCGCCCAACTACAAATCAACAGCGCAGAAAAACAACACGCCACCCACAAGCAGGCAATGTGTGGTGGAAACTTCGGTTTGGCCCCTGTCTTATTGGCCAGTTGTTAGTCATGAACTAGAAGTTTGTGGCAAGAAATCTTGTTGTTCGGGGAAGCCCTGAGAGCCTTGTACTACTAAGTCAGTTTGGGAAACCAGCTGATGGCGGAGAAGAGAACTCCGGTATAGTAATAATGTCAAGGATTGGGTAATCCGCATGGTTATATCCTAATGGCGCTATGTTAGCCGATGGATAGCCGTCAGAGACTGAACGGATTTCGCTCGATAGTGAAGGTGTAAACAGCCGGAATCGGGTTAAGATACAGTCCATCCCCCCAGGGAAACTTGGGGGTACCGAGACTCCAATTAAATTTGTTGTCTCTCCACTTTTACTGTTATTGTTCGATGGATTTTTCCCTCGATATATGATGTGTAATGTTTGAATAAAAATTTACTCAAACATCATACAAAAAAGTCAAACCACTGTATATCTGTTTTAACCTTTTTTCGGAACCAGTTCTGGAAATTCCTCTGCCAACCGGGCGAGCCGAGCCAGCTTTTTTTCCTCGCGCGCCTTGGCCCGATCCTCTTTCGAAACCTTTTTCAAATGCGGCTGAATGCTGCGATCCATACCTCCCTGATTTCGCATTTCGCTTATGGCTGTTTCAAATGTCATCGAAGCAACGTTTCGAAATTCGTATATGCGAAGCAGTTTGGCTTGGAATATATCCAGTGGAAAATCCTTTTTCATGTAGTTGCACTGACCACAACAGGGTCGCACATTCGTCATGACATACCCCTCTGTATTCTCTACACGATCCGTTCCATTTCGATGGCGACTTTCCTTTGCTCCGGATTCGACATTCGTTTTCCCGCACATATAGCAGCCTCCACGGTGCAACTCCGCAAAGAACTCGGGCGTTAAATCAAAGGCAACTTTCAGTTTGTTGGCTCGCGCCTTGACACCGGTATACAAGGCGCCCATAGAACAAGGAAAGGCAACAGGCCAACGACGCCCTTCCGCCAATCCCATATTCCCACAAATATGTTCCACGCGCATCAGAAACACCTCTTCTGTCAGGGAAGCCTTCAACAAGTTGCACATCGTGCAGCAAGGAACTGAGTTGGCTTCGGTGTATCCGACACGGCAATCCAACCTGTCGATGCCATGGAACCCGCGTTCTTCGTCCTTGCAACCACAATAATGACAGGGTTGGTCGACAATTTCATTGAACCGTTCTTTCGTCATGTCAAACGAAAGATTTTTGGCCGTTGCCGAGTTCTTGTAGACACGAAAGGCCGCATCTTTCGACATCCGACGTTTCCGATTCGCTTCTTCCATCTTCTCTGGATTCTTGGCACGGAAGACAGCCGCCGCTTCCCGGCCTTTCTCCAACGTTCCTTCCGGGTCGGCCAGCATGACCTTGGCCTTGTGCTTGCGGTCCTTGGCCAACATCTTGTCATGATTAAATTTCGCCCAATCCTGTTTGGTTGCCTGGCGCCCCGGTCTTCTCGCAGCCACACGATCCAACGCATTCCGATGCTCCTTGTCTCTGTTGGCATCGGCCTTTTTGTTCTGTTCGCGACACTTTTTGCATGTTTTGGTAGGGGTCCCCTTTACGCCGATGAATTCGGAAACAGCGTAGTATTGGATACATGTAGGACACAAACGATTGCCCTGATCATCTTGCTCGGGCAAAGCAGCCTTTTTTTTAGCGGTTCTTTGTTGTTCCTCCGCACGGTCCTTCGCCAAACAGGCAGGGCATTTTTGTTTGGCATACGACAACTCTAGTTCTGCTCGACATTTGCGTGTATAATCATTGCAAACCTTTTTTCCCCGGGCTTCCACCCCCTCTTTCCAGGCTAGAAGTTCGTGCTTGCCACAGTACGCCGTCGGCTCCTTGGCCTTGTTCTTACATCCTTCGCTCTTACACAAAGGTTTGGTCGCCTCCTCTTCCAACACTAACTGCTGACAAGGAGAACAGTATTTGTACTTTCCATTCGGAGTAGTTCCCACTTGACATCGTTCGCAAAACTTTGGTCCCATACCTGACAAGATAGAGTTGTATGTAAGTTCTTTTGCCCACATACAAATCATTCAATTTTAATAATCTTTTTTCTATTAATTTTTTTTATTTTACGAGTTTTCTTTCTTTTTCCCCCGGCTACTTTTATTAATGGGTTTCTAGTAAATTGCTTAAGAAAATTATTTTTTTTATCATAATATTCATAACCATTTATTTTATAAACACCATCAACTCCATATATTTGTTCATCGTCTTTTAAATTACTTGTTAAATGAGCTTTTAAAATATTTAATCTATTTGTATTTTCTTTTTTTAATATAGGACCTGTAGTCATTAAAGAAATAGGATCACCTTCAACCTTTATTATAACAACGTTTTTTGGTTTAACACCAATAAAAGGAGCAGGATTTACAACAATCGTTTCTTTACCTTGATCACCATATAAATAAGCATATATAGCTCCTTGACTATGTCCTATAGTTATCAAATTTTCTTTTAAAAACATTATTATAGCATCCTCAATAGTCATTTCATTAGTTTTTAAAGAATTAATTTTATTATAAATACATTGATAACTACTATAGTCATTAATGTTTTCATATATTTTTTTTAAAAAATTTATAATTTCCATGTGCCCGTTTTTTGCATGTAAATTTCTATTCGTTATACATATATCATTTTGAACACATAAAATATTTCGTATATTATTACCTACATCTCTAATTTTGTTAATTCGAGTTCCACAATGAACTGCAACAATCATACAGTCTGAAATATTTATAAAAACCATAAAATTATCATTATTTAAATAATAATTTGTTGAATCTAAAAATATATAATCGTCAGGAACTGACAATTCATATTTTTTGTAATTATATATGTAATCAAAAAACTGACTAATTAATTTTCCTGATAATCCACCTCCGTTCATTTCTTATTATATAAATACTTTATATCATATGTCGTCCTCCTCCCATTCCAAAGCCTATCCCCAAATCAAAGCCATCGTCA